CCTCAGCGTAGCGGTAGCCCACAGGGTTCAAGCGAAGAGGAATTCGATTCCCCATCGCCTCAGAACCCAAGAGCCGGTCCAAGGTTACGAACCTGTCTGACCTATCCTTCCTTGGGAGGATAGGTAACAGAACAGTAATCCGAAAGCCTTCCCAACCATTTCGAGCAACAGGAGGACAAACCTCGTCAAAAGACGAGATTATACCAGCGTCGCCTAACGTTGGAGGAACACGAGCTTTGATATGTTCCAGAAACATAAGCAGAAACTGCCTAATTTCTGAAACATCATTGCCCGTCCGCACAGCCCACTCGTAGAGCCGGTTATGGACTTTAATTAGGTCAAGATCATCTTCGAGGCGTTTAATATAAACTCCTCGAATATCTTGGCCTTGATAAAAATCCTTTCCACAGCTTTCTCGAAACGGCCCCTCAAAATAACTCTTGTTCTCATTGACGCGAAAGCCCAATGAGTCGAAGGTCTTGAGGAACAGTTCCTTCACACCAGCAGGGATGATAATATCGTCTCCGAATACGTTTACCCAAAAGGTATTATATCCTTCGACGGTAGTAACAGCCCAGCCTAAGGCGTAGAAAATCAGCGATTCAAGGTCGAAAGTGAAGCCATTTCCCATAGAGGAAAACTTCTCAAGTTCTACCCAAGAATCGTCGATTAAAACGCGGTGCGACCGAGTGATATCCAGCCAGAAAAACCAGTCTCTGGGAAGCAAGTCTTCGACGAGCTTACGCGAGATAAGGTCACTAGCCGAACTGAGGTCTACTGTCGCGAGGTCGTCTGATATAGATCCAAGCCAAGCAAGACGCTGATTGGTGGATTGATCGTCAAGATCAACACCAACGCGCCGCTTAAGCCTGGACCGAATCATCCGACCGATACCTTGCTGGAACCAACTATTAATAGTTGGCTCCACAATAATACTGCGATCAGTAGTCCGATCCTTCGGAACAGTTGAGTACCTACCGCCGGGCACCACTTCCAACAACGGACAGCAAATTCCTTCGCTATCCGTTAGGTAGTGGGCCCACGTGTGGTACTCCGCAAGAAGACCT